GCACGGTTAGGCGCAAGCTCTCGCCCGAGGGCAGGACGTAGGCGAACTCCATCTCGCAGGGATCGCCGTTGATGGCCTGCGTCACCAGCGTCTGGTCGGCGAAGCGCACCTCGATCCGGCCGGTGAGCGCCGCGATGGACGGGTCCGCTCCGTCGATGCGGCCGTCCGAGCGGATGGTCTCGATCCGGTCGAGGGTGTTGGCATAGGTGATCTCGGCCGACACCACGTTGCCGAGGGCGGTGCCATTGCGCGTGATCGACCCGTTGAAATGCCCGAAGCGCATCAGCTCCAGTGCAACTGGCGTTCCGGCGCTGGTGGTCGTGCCCACCGTCTCGCCCTGCGCCACCAGCCGCGCCGTCGCGGTCAGGAGCCCCGATCGCTGCATCTGCCAGGTGATCTGGTCGAGCACGCAACCCGAGTACATCGCGTAGCGCGGCACCTCCGGCATGCCGGTCTCGATCGACATGCTGGGCAGCGTCCAGGACCCGGACTGGAACTCGTGGGTGTAGGGCGCCTCCACACCTGTGGTGGTGGGTGTCCCGAAGGCCGCCTTGAGCCAGAACCCGAAGGCCTCGGCGTCGAGCGGTACCACGACGTCGCCGTCCGCCGTCACCGCGTCCTTGATCGGCGCCAACGGATCGCGGCCATAGCCCAGCAACTCCGAGTTCAGCAGCGGTTGCTCCGCGCCGAGCGAGGTGCTGGCGAAAGGCATGCGGGTGAAGCCGCTGGCGGGCGGCGTTCCATAGGTCGTCTCGAACGCAAGCGCCATCAGCGCCCGCGCCCCCTGGGCTCGTGCCATGGTGTTCTCCTCGGGTTGTCGGGATCAGCCGAGCTGGTCGGCCGTGGAATAGTGCAGCACCACCGGGATCACGGCGGCCTTGAGGCTGGCCGCGCCCTCGACCGGCAGATCGACCGGGCGCGGCGCTTCCGCCTCGACCCAGTCGCAGAGGCCGCCCAGCGTGCGGTCGGCGGCGAGTGCTGCGCCGATGCTGGCGGTCAGCGTGTCGAAGGCGGTGTCACGGTCGGCACCCTGCACGACCGCCTCGATCTCCGCACGGTGTTGGTAGTGGTAGGCCAGCGGCGACAGCGTCACCTCCGGCTCTCCAGGCTCACCATCGCGCAAGATCAGGAGTCCCTCGGCCGGAACGCGCTCGGGCAGCACATCGCCGCGCAGGGCGGTGGCAGGAAGCGCCGAGAGCCGCGCGTGCAGCGCAGTGAGGATGGTTTCGCGGGGGGTGGGCAATGGAGAACCTCAGAGTGAAGACGCACTTGCTGAATTGCCAAAGTCCCAATTTTCAACCACTTTCAGGAACATGCGCGTATCCGATATGATGAAGCCCGATGGGCGAGTGTTTCTTAAGAGCGAGTGGGGCCAGATCAGTGATGAGTGGCCCTGCGTATCCTTCACCAAACGGTCCGTAGGTGACCGGCTCAGGCGTGAGTTCGTGGCTGGGCGGGACGCCCTCGTTTACGTCGGCACAACCAGCACTGAAATGACGCGCCTGCCGGAACACCGCAGCCGCCTCATCTCGGCAGTGACCATCGAGCCCAACCAGATCCTTGAGACGCGCAAGATTGTGCCTCCGGACATCTGGGCTAACTCGAATGCGCACTGGGGCGATCGCTGGCCCCACTCGATGGCGGTGCTGGCAGCGGCCAACATGGTCGGGCCGCCATACCCGGCCGCACACGACACGATCCCGATCGCATACCGATCCTTCGCCGAGATCGCCAATAGGGGCGCTGTTGTCGAGGCGACGGGCGCCGAGCGAGAGGCCGTTATGGCGCTCGAAATCGAGCCCATCAGCCTGAACCTTCGAGAAGACGTTGCCACCTACCTCGAACTGCGCAGCAGTGTGTCGGCAGAGGTCGAACCATCGGTCAAGCAAGAAGCCTATCGGATGGCGATGCTGATCATCGATCGCGTCAAACGCGGCGGTGAAACCGGTGTGAAGGTCAATCCGCTGCGATCAGCGCCGAACCTCTCCGACCTCAATGCCCTCCTTGTCCGCAAATGGGGCGAACAAGGAGGACGATGCGCCCTGTGTGGTGGCGCGCTGGTCGCCGGTGGAGGCAACAAGATGCTCCAGCCGTCCGCGGATCGAGCTGACAGCGCCAACGGCAGCTACGACGATGCAAACGTCGCGATCACGCATCTCGCGTGCAATTTGGCCAAGAACAAATACGGTCTGGATGAGTTCGAGGACTGGCTGTCGATACTCAGGGGCGTCGATCTCTGATCTTGTTGCGCACTAAGTCAGGGTCGCTATCGGATCCTTCCATCTACCCAATTCGCCACTATCAACCCCGGCACGCTGTCGAACGCTCGGTCCGCGTCCCGCGCGAGGTCCAGCCGCTTCGGCAGCTTCACCTGCGGCACCAGCAGGAAGATCGGGGCGGTCACCTTTCCGCGCCCGGTCTTGGAGCGCGACACCACCGCCTGACCCTTCGTGTTCAGCCGCCCTTCCGCCACAAGCAGGCTCGGGCCAGTGCGACGATAGACGAAGCGCAGGCGCAGCCCGCGTCGCCGTTCCCATTCGCCGGGCGTGATCCGGCCGCCGCGCAGGGACTTGCCTGCGGCGGGCATCGGGATCGCCAGCCAGAACCCGTTCTTCGACCGGATCAGCGGGCCGGTGTCATGCGCGCCGACGATCACCGGGGCCTTCGACCAGACCAGCGCCGCGGCGTCGAGGCTCTCTCCCGACCTTGGGAAGTTCTGGCTCCGGATCGAATTGGCGAGCCGGGCCCCGAGGCCCGCGCCGGTGATCTGCAGCCGCCATGCCGACTTCAGCCCGGTCCCGGCCTCGCGCATGGCGGCGGTCACGGCGCGTTCGCCCGCCGCGACCTCGGCCGCCATCAACGCGACAATGTCGGGATCGATGTCGAGCTTCAATCTCATGGCGTTCACGCGGGCCTCAGATCGACGGTCCAGACCAGCCGCTCGCGGTCACGGACCGGCTCGCCCTGAATGAGGAAGGCGTCGCCGTCGATCTCGATACGGTCGCCGGGACGCGGGTTCGCCACCTCGGCGACGCGCAGGTCGATCCGGGTGGTTTCCGACCACAGCCGCGCATCGCCGAAGTCAGTGATGGCATCGGCGCGCCGGGCGACGGCACGCACCAAAACGGGCGCGCCGCCGTCGGCGATGTAGATTGCGGCCCGGCCGATGTTCGGATCGGCGAAGAGTGCGCCGACGGCGGCGGAGAAGGCGTTCATCAGAACGTCGCGTTCAGGCGCACCCGGCCGATGGTGTCGCCCGCGCCGCTCGCCACCGCCTCGACGGCCACGCCGATGAGGGTGTTGTCGGTGGCGACCGTGGTGCAGCGCTTGTTGGTGTCGTCCCAATAGACCTTGGCGCCGACTGTCCACGCCTGCGAGCCGACCTTGGTGATGTCGAAGACGCCGACGAGAGCTGCCTCGACGGGCTCGCCGAGGGCGGCGGCGCCCGAGGCGACGCCGAAGATGGAACCGACGAGCAGGCCATCGCCGGAGGCGACGGCATAGGGCGCGGTCAGGGTGATGGTGTTGCCGGGCTGGACGAAGTTTTTCATGGCGAGGGTCCTTTCTCAGACGCGCTGATTGGTCAGGTGTTTCCGGATGCGACCGGTCTTTAGGGCCGCGACATGTGAGACGGTAACGCCGAACGCCCCGGCGACCTCCCGGCGGGAGAACCCGGCGCCGAGGCAGTCGAGCATCCGGCTGCACTGGTGATCGGTCAGACGCGAGAGATGCGAGCGGTCGCCGCAGTGCATCGTGCCGTGATCGCGCTTGTGCTCGATGTTTTCGCGCTGCGTGACATAGGCGAGGTTTTCGAGACGGTTGTTGGACTTGTCGCCATCGAGATGGGCGACGACCAGCCCCTCTGGTCGCGGCCCGAGGAACGTGGTCGCGACCAGAATGTGCAGCGCGATCCGCTGGCGGCTGCCTGCCGTTTCGCGGACCAGCGTGTGGTGCAGATACCCCTCCGGGTCACGCCACGGTTGCCTCAGCGTCCAGTCGCGGCGGTCCAGCCAGCGAGAGCACGCACCGCGAGGAATCCTGCCCTTGCGATGCGCGCTCCAGACCCGGCCGGTCCGGTCGATGTGGTATCCGAGGAAACCGGGGATCGGCACCGCGCCCTGTCGATCATCGATCGTCATGGGAGCCAGCCGGACCTACGCCCCAGGATTTTTGTAGAGGCCGCGCCAGTCGATGGCCTTGGCGCCGAAGTCGAGGCGGCACTTGATCTCGACGCCGTCGACATCGAAGCCGTTGCGGGTCTCGATGTAGGCGCCCTGCTGGCCCTCGAGATAGGCGTATTCGATGGTGTCGATCTGGTTGGGGCTGGCCGCCAGATACCAGGCGGTCTCGCTGGCGGCGTCGAGCCGGGGCTCGCTGATCGGCGCGAGGGTGCGGATCGACTGCGGCACCACGCTGGACGTCGCCGCGGGCACGAGGTTCTGGGCGACCAGCTGCTCGGCCTTCAGTTCCAGCGAGGCGGGCACGATCAGGAAGGCGGGCCGGACGTTCAGCACCGTCTTCTTGTCGAGGCCGGTCTGCTTGGCCATGGCCGCGCGGGCCGCCCCCACCGCCTCGACCGCCAGCGCCGTCCCGGTGTCCGCGAGGTTCTTGTGGGTGGTGTGGAAGAGCGCGTTGCCGTCGGCCATCGCCGGGTTGGCGGTGATGATGCCCCAGACCACGTCCGACTCCAGCTGCGCGATGGAGTTGCCGTACATCGCCGGGATCCGGGTGAAGGCGTCGAGATC